TTCCCAATCTCTCGACCTTCCGCATCCAAACGAAAATTTCCCCGGTCATCAAAGACATCTGCGATATCAATCGTGGCACGACGATCATTCAAGTTCATCAAATTAATCAACCATACGATCTCTTTGTAACTATTATACATTGGAGTTCCAGATAGCAACAAAAGACGCACATTGTTCACCTTCTGAACAATCTGAAACAATATTTTTGCCACACGTTTATCGCGATTGTCGTCTGTGATACGAATATTATGAACTTCATCAATAATAATCAATGTATTTGCGAACAATTTACGTAATTTCGTTACGGAAAGTGTTTCGATAGCGAGTGTCTCCATTTCAGCTGCTTTGGCAATATCGGCGGCCGACTTACGACCTTTTTTTGCAGATGCCGCCGCTGTAGCCGCCGCTGTAGCCGCCGCTGCACCAGCACCAGCCTTACGTCGTACCTCCTGTATCACCGCATCATCTTCTGAAATACCGATACTTGATGCTTGTGTTCGGGCATAATTCGCGAATTCATTATATCCAAAAAACAAGTAGTGAGATGATATCAAGCGTCGGATCTGTTTGATAATCTTATCGCGAGTGAGTCCCTTCATATTCATCGGGTTTATTTCCTTGATGAACTTATTTCCGGTACATGCACGAATATTCCAAACACCCGGCTCAATCTCTCGAAGTTCTCGTTCATCGAACAACTGAAGTCGGAAATTCTCTTGAACGTTGGGTGACGCAATCACGATAATCTGTTGATTGATACCCATTTGTTTCATGTAATCGCGCATCTCCTCTGCAACACTGATTGCCGAACATGTCTTTCCAGTTCCGAGTCCATGATACAACAAGAGACTATTATAAGGTGTTTCGACAGAAAGAAAGTTACGCACGAACTGCTGATTTGGGGCAAGTTCGATCTGGGCATTACACAATATTTCCGCCTCTTCTTCGACGTTCTTTGTATTATCAACATCCATCTTCGTATCAAAAAACTCTTTACGAAGCGCTATTTTGGTATTGAAATTAGGATCATTCAAGGTAGGATATAAACCTTCTGCTGCGGCGGCGCCTTCGTCTTCGCTGTCACCGCCTGGTAATATTCCGATATCATGTATTGTCATCTCTCGTTCAAGTAACTCCTTTTTCAGTAATAACTTGTTGAACTCTTTACTAAATGGATTATTGATCTCTTCTGGCTTAAGGCGTTTACGACCATCTTCCAAGTCTTTTTTCATTCGCGCAATTGTATCTTTTGAGCTGGGCGCGGGTCCTCCTGCGGCGACAGCACCTTTTCTTGGTTTTGGTTTGATAGTACGTGGTGATGCTACTGCCGCTCCTGCCGATCCTGCTGCTGAGCCAAATTCTGAAACTAATTTAGGATTATCTGGCATAGCCGCTAATGCAGCACTTGCAACTGAGGCAACTGTTAGCTCCAGCTCCATAGGATTATTTTCTTGATCTTCATTTTGTACGATACCCTGATTTTCCATTTTTATTATTGAATCAGTTATCCTTTATATAACTATACGAAATAAAAAGGATATATCTCAAAATATTCTATAGCGGGACAATATGTTATTGATTTTACGAACAATCCCGATCTTTTCTAAATTATAAGGCCGTATTGATTGAATACATTCATCAAATGACATCCATTTCATGAGACCTACTTCCATAATGTCATGTGCCTTCTTAGGCTTCTTATCTAAATCCACCATCGCTAGGAAATACTTTTGTTTATAACACTTCATATCCGACCCCATGAATATTTCTTCAAATGGTGCGATATTCTGAATAACATTTTCAGCGGTAATATCATACCCTGTCTCTTCTAGACACTCTCTCAATGCACATGGTAGGTCTTTTTCATTGTAGTTCCTACGTCCTTTTGGAAACCCCCACTCGGTTTCCGTCCAATTCGTCGTAGAGTCATCGATGAATTGCTGGAGGGTTTTTACACGACCGTCTTTCGTGCGAATCCCGCCGAGGACTTGACGGTACTTTTCAAAAGAGACATGTTCTTCGTTCTTGTATTGACTACCCCGCGTATATTCACCCCATAACAACCGCCATAACTGTTCAAATGTAAGACGCATCAGGTTTGACTTTTCGGATACGGTCATTTCGTCAACGATACGTTGAATATACGCTTCATCATTCAAAGAATACTTGCCACGGACAAAATCTACGAATCCAAATGAATCCCGGCGGCGGATCATAAGAAATTCAGGTCCAGATTCACCACATCGGAACGCAATCACACCAATACTCGTAATCGGTGCGCGGCAATTATTGTAGACATGATTATTTCGATTGCAGTTATTGCAGAAATACTTGCCCGATTCAGTAGTTTCGGATCCGCCACCACCGCTACTGCTTGAACTACCTTGTTTGTTTTGACGTAACTGTATGATTTCAGAATAAGATAATGCTGATTTAGGGTTGTTTAATTTTTTTGTAATGGAATCTAGCGCCATATCCGGTAGCGCATCCACTGGCATTTGATTTTCATGTTCCATTTCGCTTATCGTAGTTCTGTTATTGTTTTTATGTCATTTCATAATAAGCAACTGATCAACTGATGTTAAAACTAGATGCGAAAATATGGGGGCCGCATTTTTGGTTTGTTTTAATGACTGCAGCAGTAAATTACCCAGATCACGTAAACGACATTGTACGTAAAAAATATTATGATTTCATTCAGAATTTTTCAATGCTTATTCCGGATCCAGAAATGTCAGCTGAATTCGACCGAATGATAAGTAAGTATCCAATTCGACCTTATTTGGATAGCCGTGATTCATTTATTCGTTGGGTGCATTTCATTCATAATCGATACAACGTGATCTTGATGAAGGATGAGCTCCCTTTACATGAAGCACTCGAGAGATATTACCTTCATTATCGTCCAAAACCAGTACAAATCATGGAGGAGTTGAAGTATCGAGAGAAACTCGTATATTTATTGATATTGGTAGGTCTGGGTTACGCTGCCTACTATTACCATAATAGGTAATATATTCCCTGCTATATATAACATTAACAAATGATCAAAACAGAATATATTGTATTTATTATTACTGCTATTCTTATTGCAAACACATACTATGACGGCCAACTGATAAAGTTCTTTCAAAGCAATCAAAAATGGGTTAAGATGGCGACGCTCGGATTTGCGGGTCTATCATTTTTCTTGTTTCTACGCCGTAATCCTGAAAACTCTAGGGAGTTGCTTCATCATGCCAACGATTTCATTAAATATATGCCAGTTAGCAAAGATACTGCAGATATGATAACACCTTTTTTTGATATCACGAGGAATCATCAACCCAACGATGGCGGTGCAGCAAGTAGCGCACTTGGCGGTGCAATGATGGGCGCAATGGGGATCAATAAAACACCAACTATGACACAGCCGTCGTTGGGGGGCGAAACACCTGGAATGAGTGCAGCCGAAAGGCGAGTTCTCAACTCCGGCAAGGGATCTAGCAAACGCAGTGTCAGTGAAACCAAGAAGAAATATGTCGCAGCACAACAAGGATGGAAATGTGGTGACTGTCAGCGTCAATTACCCGCATGGTTTGAGGTAGATCACGTGATAGCTTTAGAACATGGTGGATCTAACCATGTAGATAATTTAGTCGCGTTATGTCGGGACTGTCATGGAAAAAAGACAGCGATGTCGTTCTTATAATTCCGAAGATGGACATAGAGCGTACTCTTAGTTGCATTATTATATATTATAATTATAACTGGGTATAGTTGTCATTATAAATGGATGGTTCACCTTCATCCGTATCAAAATTAATAGACTTATTGCCATTAATTATTATTTCAGTAATAGTTTTGGTTGGATTTTTTACATGGGAAATTTTCACGAAGCATCTTGAAACATTTATATTGTTGATAACAAGTGTCCTATTTGCAATATGGGTGTATTCTGGTGATATTTATTCATATTTGGGCTGGAAAAATGCAAGTGAAAAAAGCGGTGACCCATTTTTTCCCGCTCCAACAGAAAATCCACCCGAAATATCAACAATGATCATGACAATTATTATTGTTGGTGTTGTGTTGGTATTAGGTATTGGTTTAACTCTAGGTATAACGAGTTATCAAATTGGCGATAAAATCGGTTCTGCATCAAAACATGATAATATTTTGAGTTATATTGGGTATGGATTTCTTGGTGTTGGTGGTATTACACTATTATCTCTTTTATGGAAAGCATTTCAAGGAACATCAAATGACACTGGTAACACAAGTACATTCGGCTCAACAACGTTCAAGATAATTAGCAGTTTGATTTTATCTATCGTCGGTATTTACTTACTTGTACGATTCTCTGCATTAGGTGTTAGCATTGGTCTCAAATCGGTTGAGAAAGACGAAGTAAATGATTCATCATCTGAAGCAAACTCGTTATCAATAGCAAATACCGTATTAAATGCTGGTTTAATATTTCAAGTTGTCGCACTATTGGCTGCCGTGTATATGATGTATCGATACAAATGGTTTCATCCTACTCCGGATAGCACAAGTCCTGTCATTGCCAACATTGGCAGATTCGTTCCATTCATAGTTCTTCTTGCAGCCGGAATGATTTTCATTGCAGTTCAACAAAAATGGATTAAATCAGATGAAGGTATTGGTAGTGGTGATGATAAAAATAATATGTATGTTGCACACGGTATCGTGTATCTTACGCTTGCTGGTATTACTCTCGTGATTGCATTAGGGAAATTGAGCACATTTAACTTATTCAAAGGCGCAGGTTGGATATCTGCGTTGGGTATTATCGGAGTCATTATTTGGAATTTTGTAACATTGAATCAACAATCGAATTTCAATCTAGCAGAAGATGATGAAAAAAATGGAAATGCTTATTATCAACAAGTGAAAGATGAAGTTACAAAGGAATTACAAAAATCAGGAAAACCGGAAGATGTAACAGATGATAAAATCCGTGAAAGAATGAATGAACGAATGGGAGAACTTAATTCTTCAAATGATAATGCTGTTAAAACAGTCAATAATAGTTTGCTCGGTATTGCATTGGCGATTACAATAGCCATCGGGATACTTTACGCTGCTAAGATGAAAATTGTGGAATGTATGAAGTTACCTGCCAGCATAAAGAATATTTTTGTGGGGGATTGTGAAAAAGATACAGATTTCAAGAAAAATAGTGTGTTAGATAGTAGACTTAATGGAGATGCTGCAAATATTGAAAAAATGAATAGCGATAATTGGTCGGAAATACTAGGTACCTATAGTGATAAGGATAGCAGTACTAGTGAAAACAATTTTAGTGTATTGGCTGTTGTTTTTGCCAAATGGTCACGTTGGATACCATTCTGGACAATCATTCTTGTCGTGACATGCGTATCTATCTTATTCACAAAGGTAACCACGTCAGAAGCCACGATGGATTGGATTGCAAAGTCATTCCGGGGGGATATGTTTCCGAAAGTTAAAGAACTTCTTGATACATTTTTCATCGTTTTTATTGTTGGGTTATTGCTGTGCGCAATATTGTTACTACCAATGGTTCGTGAACAAAGTGTCAGCGGACTCGATGTAATAACGAAATTTATTGACTCCATTCAAGTATGGCAATATACAGAACGAAAGGAAGCGAACACGGATTGGAAGAATTATGCTGCAGCGATCGTGGGTTGTCTTGCAGTTGCAGCCATCGGATTATCTTGGTGGTGGAAGTATCTAAATGAAACTCGTAAGGGTGATTCATCATTACCGATTGTTCCTGATAAATGGGAATGGGCTATTGCTGCAGTTAGTATTTTTGCGGTTTGTTGTATTCCCGCCTTTTTCCATGCGGTAGGAGGAGAACCCCATCAACAGTTCAAGACAGAGAATGTATTCGTACGTGTATTACGACTCTTCCTTACTTCAGTATACTTGGTTCCATTATTGTTGTTCTCCGTATTCAAACTTATTTTATACTTCATTCCATTTTTTATTGGAAATCTCTTCAATAAACCAGAATGGGGAAATTCGTTCACTACCGAAAAGTCAAAATGGGACTTTACAAAATGGAAAGCAGCTAGTGGTAAAGAACAAACTCAAAGAGGAACTGATCTTCGTTTGTTTGGTCTAGGTCAAATCCTGTTACCCGAGGATGTAGTTTCAAATAAGGTGAAATCAACTGCTCCGGCAGATACTACAACACAATCAGGAGAGCCGCCATTAGAACAGGGTTCAAGTAAAGGAAAATCATCAGATGCGCCATTAGAGGCATCAACATCTTCAGATACATCACTAGAATCATTTGATCAAACCAAGGTGAATGCAGTCGGTAAGCTTATTAAAGTTATTTTCGTCGTCATTGTGTTTGTCATTATGATTTTGGGGATTATTTATACGGTATACAAATTTGGTTCAGATAATAAAGCGCCTGGAGATGCGACAAATTATGAAGAACTAACAACAAGTTTTACTGACAACCTTACCACGCCAACTGCATACGCAATATACACTGTTATTGGAATCGTGGGGATAGCCGGTCTTGTTGCATTTCTCCGAGAGAAATTCAAGGCAACCAATTCAAAGAACCCAGAAGAATATCTTTTCAATGACGTAAAACCGGAAGACTCAAATAGTCCGATGCGACAACTCACATTCGCAATGACCCACATCATTTATATTGTATTAATAGTGATCGTATTAATCTATGATACAGAAAAAGATGACAAGGATCGTATGTCTGTGACTGGATTGACTGTTTTGGGGATTCTAATCCTATTATTTCATTACCTCTTAGAAATGGTAGATAACAAGTTACCTCCAACGCCTGGTGAACCAGCAGATGATAAACCACGCCTTGCGCCAATGACAAACCTTTTGTCTAACATACGATTTATTGTCAACACAGTATTTTTGATTATTTTCTGTGTTCTTGCGTATTACAAGCAACACTCACTTATGATCGCATTGATTGTAATTATGTTTCTATTCCATCTTACCAAATCAATTCTTGGTATAAAAGTGCTGAAATTATTGTGGGCATGTATTATTTATATACCATGTCTCTTTTTGGACCTTCTTCAAAGTTTTCAAGGTACCGTTGGTGATACCACGCGTACAATCTGGATCATTGTGGCGATTGAGTTAGTCCTTATTGCAATCCTATATGGCGGTCCTTATTTACTCAACTATATTGGAGCATCTGGCTCTCAAATTGTCGTTGCACCAATAACCATCAAACAAAAATACGATACAAAAATGACCACACAAAGCAAAGAAATATTCATCTTTCATAATACAGGTATTGATCGCACACCAGAAGATAAGGTGGCAGATTGTCCGATTGAAGAGAAAAAGAGGTACCAATATTCTATATCTGGATGGTTTTTCTTGAATAATAATGTTACATCCAAGTCAACAGATTTAGAAATATTCAATTTTGGAGATGTTCCAAAAATGACGTACAATGTTGCCAAAAACGAGTTGAAGATCCATTGTAATACATTGAATATGGCAGATAAAGGATCAAAAACTGAGATCATCTATAACTCAAGAACGAATTATAACTCACTTGTAAAGGCACAAAAAGGTTCAGAAGAAAAGAAAGCAACCGTTCAAATGTCAATCGAAGATGAAGAATTAGATTCGGACGTCCCTCTTCAACGATGGAACTATTTCGTCATAAATTATGACGGTAAAAATATGGACTTCTTCCTCAATAATAAACTCGTATTCAAGAGCAATTTCATTATGCCAGATATTTTATTGAAACCGATTACCATCGGTGACACAACGGACAATAAAGGATTGAATGGCCGTATCTGTAATTTTGCCTTTCATAAATATCCTCTTACAAAAGAACAAATACGCTGGACATATACCATGTTACGATCACAAAATCCACCAATCATTGGATCAAAGACGATAGAAGATGAAGTCAAGGCTACTGGCACAACAACGATATATTCGCAATAAATGAAAACAATGCCAATGTATTATAATATCTATAATATTTATACAAATAATATTATAAATAAATGAATTCCAAACTCGTTCTCGCAGTCATTGTAATTCTTCTATTGTTATATGTCATTTTTAAGGCATTGACAACAACGTATACAAGTTTAGGCGCGATGCAGAAATGGGTCAATGAAACCACGTTACAAGGATCCAACCTACCAAGTAGTTTCAAAGCAAATAGCGCGATTTCTATTTGGTTTTACATTAAGAAGTGGGTCAACGGTACTAAGGTAGTGTCGTTCAAAAAGGGGAACGGTGCCGAAGTCATTTTTCAGGTACAGTTCAAAAATGATACAAACACCATTCAGATTATACCCAGATCAAGTTCGATAACTGACCCTGGGTTGTGCGAAGTATCAGAATTTCCCCTTCAGAAGTGGGTAAATCTCATTGTTAGTTTCAATGGTTCCGCGATGGATGTGTATATTGATGGTAAATTAGTCAAGTCATGCGTTGTAAATTTAGGTTCAAAATTGAATGAAACAGATACCATTGTTTTAGGCGATGCTAGTAAGAAAACCGATGATGTTGGTTTTATCACCAATGTTAAACTTAAGGCTGCACCCATCGCACCACAAGAAGCCTGGGATATTTACTCTCAAGGTTTCGGTGGAAGCCCTTGGAGTGATCTTCTCAATAAGTATAAGGTGAAGTTGAGTTTCATTGTGGATAACCAAGAACAAGCTAGCGTGAGTACATAATCTAGATGGAATGGTGAATAAACAACGATATCAATCACAATCAAAATGATTGTTTTTTTATTACATATATATAGTAATATATACGTAACATCTATTATAAATGAGTGACAGTGGAGGTGATAGTGGAGGAGGAGGAGGAGTTTTAGGTGGAATTACTTCTAGTTTCTCCAAACCTGGTGATGCAGGACTATCTTCATCTGGAGGCGGTTTCGGTTTGAAAGAATTTATGGAATCCAATAGTCTTGTCGCAAAATTTGCCTTTATTTTGATGGTTTTTATCGTATTATCTGTTGCAATCAAATTAGCAATTATCGGTGTTTCTTATTTGTTGCTTCCATCCTTGTCGCCATATGTATTGAATGGAACAGCGAATACAGAAGATATGGCAATTACAGTAACACAAAACCCCGCAAAAAAGGATTCTATTTTCATATCAAGGTCCATGAATGAGGATGGTGGTTTAGAATATACATGGTCGACATGGTTTTTCGTGAATCAAGTACCGATTGATAAAGGAAAGTATTCGCGAATATTTAGCAAAGGAGGTGAAGGAACAAAGTCAAGCGTTGATGGTATCTATTACCCCAATAATGCTCCAGGATTGTATATAAAATTTTCAGATGATATTACGACTACAAACCCTGATCGTCAAGATAAAGGTGTAAATATATCATTGTTAGCGGTTGTTGATGTTAGTGGAAAGAATAGTAATACAGTCGATAAGAAGAAGAATCTTCACGAACAACTGATCGCAACGGATATTCCCATGAAGAATTGGGTGAACGCAGTTATTCGTGTTACGAATAATGTAATTGATCTGTATATTAATGGACGACTTGCCCAACGCAAGAAAACGGCAGGTGTTCCTATTCAGAACTACGGTAATGTCAATATCGGTGAAGAGAAATCCAAGAACCGTTTTAGTGGTTACATTTCAACCATTCAATATTTCAACTACTCGATTGGATCTAACAAGATCAAGAGCATTCTAGATGAAGGTCCAAATATGAAGATGATTAGCAATACTGGCGCGGAAACATCTGGAAAGACCTTGAACTACCTCTCGAATAGTTGGTATATGCGATAATATTTTTTTACATTTACATATCAGCAATAGCGCTGTATACGTGTAAAAAAATATAATAAATGGCACAAGACCCGAAATGGTTTCCTCCATTAGAACAATCCATCACTACAGATATAAATGGCCAAACTGTATATGGTGATGTATATTTTGACACTACAACAGAAGGACTTACCACGAGATACAATGTGTACGCATTGAGTTATACGACGACATTCAAGATGATAGATGGAACATTCACAATTCCGAATGTTCCACCAGGTGCATTAGCAAGAAATACTGACGTACCAATCGAACTCGTAAATATGCGCAAAACACTTATCGGTGTAATTCCATTGATCAATTTAACTTCAATACATAATAGAACCAATATTATCTTTTCATTCCCAACAAATAACTACGCAATTTCGGTTGTAAGTTTTGATCGTGATTATTATGTGATTCCACAGCCTTCGGGGTTATCCGATAATACGCTTGAAACATATAGAAATCCTGGCGCATCTTTAATACGTCTACCGTATCGTAATGCTCTTGTCATTAATGGTATTTTTGATGTTTCTGGTGGGTTCGTTTACGGAGAAAGAGAGTCTGTATTTCGTATGGAAATGAGACAATCTGCATATCAAGCATCCGGATTGCCTGGCGATACTGTTTCATATCTATCAAAAAGAATAGTTGTCCCGATTAAATTAACAAAAACTTTGACAATATTGACAATACGACCATTTATCGGTCT